GTTGCAAGGTCAGCAATATTTGTAAGCTGTTCAGTGGACCCATCAGAATCCAATGTTAATAGCTTATCACCATTCGCGGGGGTTACACTACTGAATTCAGAAATATCTACAGTTAAAGTTATATCTCCAGATGAACCACCACCACTTAAACCATTACCCGCTGTAATACCAGTAATATCACCACTTGTTTCATTACTCCATTCTACACCACTTCCGGTTGATTTCAATACTTGTCCAGATGTACCTGTACTACTATTTGCGGTTAATGTTCCACTTAATATTCCACTTGTTATTGTTTTATTTGTTAGAGTTTGTTCCCCAGTTAAAGTAGTTACAGTTGAATCAATTGCTAATGTACTACCAGTCTTTGTTAATCCAGTCCCAGCTACTATATTACCTGCCCCTGAAAATTGAGTAAATGAAAGACTTGTTGTACCAACAGTAATACTCCCATCAGTTGAAAGGACAAATCCATTATCACCATTAACTGTACCTTCTTCAATAAATGTAAACGCACCTGGTGTAACCTCAGAATTACTATCAAAATCAGAAGACCTTACCCATACCCCCGCTTTACATAAATAAATACCATTTCCTGACCCTGTAGATTGGTCCTTAACGAGTACACGATTATCAACTACAACTGATATACCATCAATTGTTTGAGTACCTGATAAAGTAATATTCGCAGTTGTGGCAACACGACAAGATTCTTTTACATCCAATCCACTTGCTACAGAATCAACATATGCCTTAATTGAACTCTGGGTCGCAATCCCGGTACTTGAATTTGTAACCATATCATTTTCATTATAGATAGTTATCTCAGAAGGAGATGATGACGATCCAGAAGTATTACCTAGGACCTTCATATTACCCATATTAGCCATCATAGAAGTTGCGATACCACCCGCTTTCACTCGTAGAGCATCAGAATTAACTTCAATACTACTTCCATCAACTCCCACAGCTAATGAAACAGACCCCCCTAAATCAACAGATCCTCCTCCACTTAAACCATCTCCAGCCGTTACGGTTACCGAAGAATTGGATAATTTACTATTCGCAATACTACCCGCCAATTCATCATTAGAAACTCCACTATCCTTAATCGTAACTTCTCCGGAAGTAACTGTAAAATTATCTGTAGAAAACGAAGCAATACCCTTATTTGAAGATGTAGCATCTTCAGAAGAAATAGTGACTGTACCACTTGATTCAGCAATATCAATACCTTCACCCCCTGTATAAGTGATTGTTTCACCAAGGGCTACAGCAGTTGTATTTGACCCATCACTCACTGTAATAGCAGATTTTAATAATTTAACGTTATCAATACTACCAGCTAACATGGCATTCGTAATACCACTGGCTTTCACTCGTAGGGCATCAGAATTAAGCTCAATACTACTTCCATCAACACCCACAGCTAATGAAACAGAACCCCCTAAATCAACAGAACCCCCTCCACTTAAACCATCTCCAGCAGTCACAGTTACCGAAGAATTAGATAATTTACTATTCGCAATACTACCGGCCAACTCATCATTAGAAACTCCACTATCCTTAATCGTAACTGCCCCAGAAGTAACTGTAAAATTATCCGTAGAAAAAGAAGCAACTCCCTTATTTGAAGATGTAGCATCTTCAGAAGAAATGGTAACTGTACCACTTGATTCAGCAATATCAATCCCTTCACCCCCAGTGTAAGTGATTGTTTCGCCAAGGGCTACCGCAGTCGTATTTGACCCATCACTCACTGTAATTGAAGAATTGGATAATTTACTATTTGCAATACTACCGGATAACATGGCATTCGTAATACCACTGGCTTTAACACGTAATGCATCAGAGTCAAGTTCAATACTACTTCCATCAACCCCTACAGCCAATGAAACAGAGCCACCTAATGACATAGCACCTCCACCACTTAAACCATCTCCTGCAGTTACTGTTACCGAATCATTTGTTAATTGAGTATTTGTAATGCTACCATCTTTAATTGTAACTGCACCTGAAGTAACTGTAAAATTATCCGTAGAAAATGAAGCAACACCCTTATTTGTAGATGTAGCATCTTCAGAAGAAATGGTGACTGTACCACTTGATTCAGAGATATCAATCCCTTCACCCCCTGTATAAGTGATTGTTTCACCAAGAGCTACCGCAGTTGTATTTGACCCATCACTCACTGTAATTGTAGATTTTGATAACTTACTATTCGAAATACTACCGGCTAACATGGTATTCGTAATACCACTGGCTTTCACTCGTAGGGCATCAGAATCAAGCTCAATACTACTTCCATCAACCCCCACAGCTAGACTAATAGAACTCCCTAAATCAACAGAACCCCCTCCACTTAAACCATCTCCCGCGGTCACAGTTAAAGATTTATTAGATAATTTACTATTTGCAATACTACCTGCTAACATAGCATTCGTAATACCACTTTCTTTTACACGTAGAGCATCAGAATTAAGCTCAATACTACTTCCATCAACACCCACAGCGAGACTAATAGAACCCCCTAAATCAACAGATCCTCCACCACTTAAACCATCTCCAGCAGCCACAGTCAAAGAAGGATTTGTTAATTTACTATTCGCAATACTACCGGCCAACTCATCATTAGAAATTCCACTATCTTTAACAGTAACTACACCAGAAGCCACTGTGAAATTATCCGTAGAAAAAGAAGCAACACCTTTATTTGTAGATGAAGCATCTTCAGAAGAAATGGTCACTGTACCACTTGATTCAGCAATATCAATCCCTTCGCCACCTGTATAAGTGATTGTTTCACCAAGGGATACTGCAGTCGTATTTGACCCATCACTCACTGTAATTGAAGAATTAGATAACTTACTATTCGCAATACTACCCGCTAATTCATCGTTAGATATTCCACTATCTTTAATCGTAACTGCCCCAGAAGTAACTGTAAAATTATCCGTAGAAAAAGAAGCAACACCCTTATTTGTAGATGAAGCATCTTCAGAAGAAATGGTCACTGTACCACTTGATTCAGTAATATCAATACCTTCTCCGGCTGTGTAAGTAATTGTTTCTCCTAGACTAACATCGGTTGTATTTGTTCCATCACTCACTGTAATTGTAGAATTTATTAACTTACTATTTGCTATACTACCGGCTAATTGAGTATTTGTGATTGTACCCGTTAATGAAGTAGTTGGAAGGTTCGTACAATTTGAAAGGTCACCTGAAGAAGGTGTTCCTAAGGCTGGAGCAATAAATGTTTTTCCTGATAAACTCTGAGAACCAGTTAATGTAACGACCGTTGAATCAATGTCTAATGTATTTCCAGTCTTTGTCAAGCCAGTTCCAGCTGTTATTTGACCTGCTCCCGAGAATTGTGAGAATGAAAGACTTGTAGTACCAACAGTAATACTTCCATCGGTTGCAAGGACAAACCCAGAATGTTGATTTAATGTACCTTCTTCAATAAATGTAAATGCACCCGGTGTAACTTCCGAACTACTATCAAAATCAGTCGCCCGAGTCCATGTCCCCGCTTTACATAAATAAATACCATTTTCTGATCCAGTTGATTGGTCCTTCACGAGGACGCGGTTATCAGCTACGACTGATATACCATCAATCGTTTGAGTACCTGATAAAGTAATATTCGCAGTTGTAGCCACCCTACAAGATTCCTTTACATCCAAACCACTTGCTACAGAATCAACATAAGATTTAATAGAACTTTGGGTCGCAATCCCGGTACTTGAATTTGTAACCATATCATTTTCATTATAGATAGTAATTTCTGAAGGAGTATCAGATGAACCAGAGGTATTACCAAGTACCTTCATTGAACCAAAATCATTTAATTTATTAATATTTATTGTTCCATCATTAATCTTAGTACCACTAATTTGATTATTTGCTAATGTGAGTGTTCCAGATGAAACATCAAGTTCCTTTCCACTACCCACTGTAATATTGCTTGTAGCGATTGTTGAATTATCAATGGTTCCACCATTAATATCAGTAGTTGTAAGCACGGAACTTCCGATTGTCATGACTCCAGTTGAATCGGCAATCGTTGCCGATGATGTTCCATCTTTTGCTTTGAGATTTGTAGTCTCAACTGTCGTTGAATCCAAGGTAGTGGTATTGACGTTGGTTGAAGTAAGTGTATTAATTGTAATTGCATCAATGGTCCCTCCTTCAACTTTATCACCACTAATCTGGTTATCTTTTAATGATAATGTTCCATCAGTAACATTTAATGTTTTCCCACTTCCCACTGTAATATTGCTTGTAGCGACCGTTGAATTATCAATTGTTCCTCCATTAATATCGGTAGTTGTAAGCACTGAACTTCCGATTGTCATGACTCCAGTTGAATCGGCTATTGTTGCCGATGATGTTCCATCTTTTGCCTTGAGATTTGTAGTCTCAACTGTAGTTGTATCCAAAGTAGTGGTATTAACGTTGGTTGAAGTAAGTGTATTAATTGTCGTAGCATTAATAGTTCCACCTTCAACCTTATCACCACTAATCTGGTCATTTGCTAGTGTGAGTGTACCTAATGAAACATCCATTTCTTTCCCTGAAGAAATATCAATATTACTTTCGTTAATAATAGTATTACTAATAGATCCACCATTAATATCGGTAGTTGTAAGTACTGAACTTCCGATTGTCATGATACCGGTTGAGTCTTCAATTGTTGCTGAAGCGGTACTATCATTTGCTTCAATATTAAATACCCTTAATGTATTTGAAGTAATTGTGTTTGATCCTAATGATGTAATAGTTGTTGAATTAATTGTGCCGCCTTCAACTTTATCACCACTAATTTGGTCATCTTTTAATGATAATGTTCCATCGGTGACATTTAATGTTTTACCATTACCGACTGTAATATTGCTTGTAGCAATCGTTGAATTATCAATTGTTCCTCCATTAATATCGGTAGTTGTAAGCACTGAACTTCCGATTGTCATGACTCCAGTTGAATCAGCGATTGTTGCCGATGATGTTCCATCTTTTGCCTTGAGATTTGTAGTCTCAACTGTGGTTGTATCCAAGGTAGTGGTATTGACGTTGGTTGAAGTAAGTGTATTAATTGTAATTGCATCAATGGTCCCTCCTTCAACTTTATCACCACTAATTTGATCAACTTTTAATGTTAATGTACCATCGGATACATCAAGTGTTTTTCCACTTCCAACTGTAATATTACTTGTATCGATCGTTGAATTATTGATAAGTCCTTCATGTATTTCAGTAGTTGTAAGTATTGAACTTCCGATTGTCATGACACCCGTTGAATTAGCGATTGTTGCAGATGATGTTCCATCTTTTGCCTTGAGATTAGTAGTCTCAACTGTGGTTGTATCCAAGGTTGTGGTATTGACATTTGTTGAAGTAAGTGTATTAATTGTTGTAGCATTAATTGTCCCACCTTCAACTTTATCACCACTAATCTGATCATCTTTTAATGATAATGTTCCATCAGTGACATTCAATGTTTTACCACTACCCACTGTAATATTGCTTGTAGCGATCGTTGAATTATCAATTGTTCCACCATTAATATCGGTAGTTGTAAGCACTGAACTTCCTATTGTCATGACACCCGTTGAATTAGCGATTGTTGCAGATGATGTTCCATCTTTTGCCTTGAGATTAGTAGTCTCAACTGTGGTTGTATCCAAGGTTGTGGTATTGACATTTGTTGAAGTAAGTGTATTAATTGTTGTAGCATTAATTGTCCCACCTTCAACTTTATCACCACTAATCTGATCATCTTTTAATGATAATGTTCCATCAGTGACATTCAATGTTTTCCCACTACCTACTGTAATATTGCTTGTAGCGATCGTTGAATTATCAATTGTTCCACCATTAATATCGGCAGTTGTAGCCACTAGATCAGTAATAGTTGTTTGTCCACCCGATGAGACAGATAATTTATCATCACCACCATCTGTTTCAATATTGAATAACTGAGATGTTTGATCAGATACACCCCTTACATTTAAAGTGATTTCAGATGTATTATCACCAATAATAGTTGCTCCAGCATTTACAACTAATTGATCATTTGCTGTAAGTGTTGTGAAAACACCTGTAGATGGTGTACTTGCTCCAATATTTGTATTATCAATTGTTCCAGAATTAATATCGGTAGTTGTAAGTACTGAACTTCCTATTGTCATGATACCGGTTGAGTCTTCAATCGTTGCTGATGAAGTTCCATCTTTTGCTTTGATATTTGTTGTTTCTATATTTGTGGTATCTATATTTGTTAATCCAATTAATGATGATGAACTAGAACCTAACGAAATAGTTGTTGTCCCAATACCAATTGAACTATTCGAAAGCATATTATTTGTTACTGATCCAGTATCGCCAGAAGATACTAATGTACCTGTATTTATAGGGAGTGTTAATATAGTGTTACTCGATGGCAATCCATTTGGCGGAGTTAATATTATTTTATTACCTCCATTATCAGAATCTTCATATAGTTCCATAAATCCAGGACCACTGCTTCCGTTTTTAATTTTAAGTCCTTCACTACCATCTATTGTAATTCCAGTAGTTGTCATTTTACCAGATATAGTTGTAATTGAATTTACTCCACTTCCAATAACTACATCTATTTCATCTTCAGCATCACCGTCTGATAATATAATTCCGGATTGTAGTTCCCCATCGTGACTAGCTATTGAAAGTGTTAATCTCCCTCCTTCTTCATTATCAGTATGTGATATAATATCAGATTTAATTTGAGAAAAAAGGTTTTGATCTTGATTCGCGTCATCTCCATAGAATTGAATTAATCCACAAGTATCACCGGAGGCTCCCGCAGCACCTTTATCCTTAATAAATTTAAGTATTCCACTTGTTGAATCATTTGTTGTATTCTCAATAGTAATTACGGGTTCATTAGTTGATGATGATGTAAACTTTGATGATCCAGATACCTCTATACCTGTATTTTTTATACTTAATTTAGGTGTATTGTCAATACACATATTAATTTCGTTTGAGGTACCAAATGATATATATTCTTGTTCTACACCCGTACCTATCTTAGCAAAAGAACTATTAATTACTGATGTAATAGATGTTCCTACTAGTGTAACAAAATCGGAGACACTTGTTAAATGATCAGTTGTATTATCAGAATCAAGCATTACAATTTTATCAATTAGATTAGGTGCTTGGGATGGGAGTTCAGTAAAGTCTATTGATAATGTTACTGAACCAGATGAAGATCCACCGCTTATACCTGTGCCAGCAATAATCTCAGTAATACCCCCAACTGAAAATTGAGAAAACTCAAGTAAAGAGGTCCCTACATTAACTGTATCAGATGTTATAAGGATAAAGCTTTTACCATTATTTACATTACCATTTTCAATAAATGAATAGGAACCAGTTTTTATATTTGATGATGAATTATAATCTGTTGAACGAGTTAAAGTTAATGTAGTGCCAGATAGACTTCCGACTGTATATATCCCATTCCATTTATTACTAATACCTGTATCATTAGAATTTACTCCATCTTTAATTAATATTCTATCATTTTCTGATAAAGAGAACCCATCTTGACTAATAAATGTATTATTAGTATTATCAAATCCACCACTACCGTTATATCCTCCTTCGCCATTTGCTAATACTAGTGTTGAAACTGATGCTGTAGAAGCCATAGTAAAACTACCAATTGTTGATGCTTTACAAGAAGCTCTTACAGATGCTGCTCCAGCAATTGAAGACCAACTTAAATTACCACTACTATCGGTCATTAGATATTGTGATGCCCCTCCAACAGTTGCTGGCATTGTTAAAGTATGTGTAGTTGTATTTGGATTTGCCTTAAAACCAATATAATCGTTCGCTCCTGTATTATCTCTTAATCGTAAAGATTTTCCATCATGAATATATATATCCCCGGTTTCACTAATACTTAATCTATCAACCAAAGTACTTTCATTATTAGGTGTTGTTGAAAAGACTAACTCGGTTGGCATATCATTAATACCGGGTAAACTTTCAAGTTTTGCTTGAATTTGTGCTCCAATAACATATTTATCACCATCTGAACCATACCACTGAATACTTCCTAAATTATCACCAACTCCTTCACCTACAGGCCCTTCAACAATAGTATGTCCATCTACCGTTGCATTTCTTGATTTTTTAAATACTATTTGAGAATCATTTGTATCATCACTATTTTTTTGAATATTTATATTTGAATCTTGTAGACCAATACTACCTAACCCTGAAACTGCTTTATTTGTGTCCGCAACTAATACTTTACTTGAGGTAGCGGTACCCTTTTCAGCACCCTCTAAAACTCCTAATTCCGATGTTACAATTCTTGTACTATCTAATGTAAATTGTGTATCTGCTGAAATAATACCTCTTATATCTAAATCACCAACCAATCTAAGTGTCCCTCCCGCATCTACTTCAGTAATTGCGCTTTTAATTCCACTCCCTTGAGTTACAGTTCCTGTTGGCATTGACGACATAATTAATTAAATGATATATTTTAATTAACTATTTTTTATTGAGAATTTAAAAATACATTTAAGATTAAAATAATATCAATAATAAAATGAAGTTATTCAAATTATTTATTATTAATTTACTAACTAAAGGGTTATCTGAAAACTTTGAACACGAAGGTAGAGATGAACACGGGTGTATTATAACAAAAGGTTATTCGTGGTGTAATGATCTACAATCTTGTATACGTATGTGGGAGACACCTTGTTATGATTATTTTGAAGACTGCGAAAATTGTTTATTTAGACGTACAATGGAAAATATTGCTTGTCCATTAGATTGTATCTCAGGTATACATAATGAAGATAATGGAAACAATATTATTACACCATCTTGTGGTTTATGTCCTCCACCACCACCTTGTCCTCAACCTGGACCGGATTGTAATTATATACCTCCAATGGTAGATAGATGTGGTTGTACATATGATTGTGGAATGATAAGCTGTAGACAAGGAGAAGATATATTACCTGACCCAATAGAAGATTGTCCCATTGATCAAATTGATTGTATAAATGAATTTGTTTGTCCAAAGGTCACAGAGATTACTCATTGTAATGAGGGTGGGATTAGAGGATATACAACATATCAATTATCATTAGTAATTCAACCTAATAAACAAATTAAAAATATTTATGCATTATTTGGAGAAGGTGGTAATCATTTAATGTATTTCCCACCAGCAAATCAAATTGATGGTCCATTTAACTCAAACTTAGGTGGTATCCCACAAGATATTATTAACTTGGATTGGGATCTAATATATGATTCATGGATTACAATAGGGATTACAAATGGAGATAAAAATAATGAATTATCTACAATTGGTATTGATTTTAATCAATGGTCCAATACACAAAGTATATCAACCACTAATGGAGCCGTTTTTTCAATGGATCCAGAAAATGTCTTATCAAAAAATGAATATACAATTGCACAACTTACAGTTCCTAACAATAGAATTAGTACATTTTCAGCAAATGTACAGGGGAGGAAAATAGATGGAGGTTCATGGAAAGAATATAATATTAATTTTGTACTTGATCCTTCAAAATTATCAAAGAATATAATTCCACCACATTGCTTAATATGGTATGATGGTTGTAACCTTTGTAATGTTAATAATGGAGAAATAATACTATGTACAGAAAATATGTGTCTTATAGATGGTAATCCTGAATGTAGAGTATATGATGATCAAAACTCAGGACATTAATTATTAAAAACATATGTATCTTTTTGTGTAATATAGACAGATACACAATAGAAAAATACACCCATTAATAGATGTATATGGTGTGGTGGACAATTAATATTTATTTTAAAGAATTTATTAAAATTCTCAAGTACTAAACAATGTGAATTGTGAGGGAATAAACCCCAGAATAAAGCATTTGCAATAAAAAATGTTAATAATAATTTTTCCATTTATTATAGTTTGTAATATTTTTTTTTTATTAATAATATATAAATGTATATTATTATACTATCATTAATTCTAATATTAATTTATAAAAAGAAGGAAGCTCTTGAAATGTACAAAAACACTATAGAGAACTTAGAAGGAATGTTAAATTATGAAATAGATGATGGTGATGAGGAGGATGATACAGATGATGATGATGATGATGATGATGATGATGATGATGATTATGATGATGATGATGATGATACAGATGATGAAGAAGGTGAAAATAGTTTTATTCGTCCATTCTTTATTATTTTTGGGATCCTTTTAATATTAATTATTTCTTTTATTTATATGAAAAATAAAAATAGATTAACAAAAATGAATTTATCTTATAAAAAGGCACTTCAAGAAATAAAAGCTAAAAAATTAATTAAAAATAAAAAAATAATTACTTAAAAAATAAAATATTATTATTATAAAAAAATGGAAGGTGAAAATTATGAGATGTTTGATAAAGTTGTTAGCAAATTAAGGTCTTTTTTCAGGGATGTTAAAGGTTTCAAAGAAGTACATACTCAGAATAAAAAAAGTATTCTAGCTGCTTGTGAAGATCCAACTACTATAGCTACCTATAATTATGAAGGTCAGATATGGCCATTACCTCAAACCGGTCAAATGTGGTTAGAACATTATCTTTTAGAACATCCAGAAGAAAATGGATTCTTTTGTGTATCCACCTCATATCGTAATGAACCTGACCCTATTCCAGGTCGTCATGACAGAATTTTCCCTATGTTTGAATTTGAAATTAAGGGTGGGATGGATGAACTCCGAAAGGTTGAAGGTGAATTACTTGATTATCTAGGTTTCAAGCGTGGAGAAGATGGAAAATATCCTTCGGGTGATTACGATAAAGTTTGTGAAGATTATGGCGGAGTTAGTGAACTTGAAAATGAACACGAAGAAAGACTTGAGAAAGATCACGGTCCAGTTTTTTTCCTTGAGAACTTTCCCGAAAGGACTTCTCCTTTCTGGAATATGAAGCTTCAAGAAAATAAGACCCATTCAAATAAGATTGATGTGATTCTACACGGAATAGAAACAATTGGATCAGCTGAAAGGAGTATTGACCCACAAGCAATGAGAGATAAGTTCTATACTATATCAGATGGTGGATATGCAAACCTTTTATTTGCTCAATTTGGAAAAGATAGAGTAGAAAAAGAATTAGATGAGTTCCTTAAAAAGGACTTCTTTCTAAGGTCGGGGGGTGGTATTGGAGTTACCAGAATAATAAGGGCAATGAAATTATCTAATCTTCTATAAATATTTGTTGAAAAGGTTTAATATTCTTCTTTCCATTTTTATCAATTAATAAAGCACCCTTTTCTTTTAATTGTTTTATCTTTCCATATTTTTTTGTTTTCCCCTTCATCCAGTATACTTCTTGACCTATCTCAAGTTTTTTTTCTTCTTCATCACTTATATCAAGTGATTCATTGTCTTCTTTCTCTTCTTCTTTCTCTTCTTTCTCTTCTTCTTTCTCTTCTTCTTTCTCTTCTTTCTCTTCTTTCTCTTCTTTCTCTTCTTTCTCTTCTTTCTCTTCTTTCTCTTCTTTCTCTTCTTTCTCTTCTTTTTTATCTTTCTTAACTTTTTTCACTTTTTTCACTTTTTTATATTCATATTGATCATTTTTAAGTATTACTTCGGGTTCATCAACCATTAAAAATGGATTAATATCATCAATAACTTCTTTTACTTCTTTATATTCTTTATTTAATGATTCTACAATTTCAATATATTCTTGTATTTTTGTTTTTTTTAATTCTTTGGTAATAGAAGGATCTTTTAATTCTTTTGTTATTTCATTACATTTTTTGGTTTTACTTATTCTTTCATCATAAAACTTCTGTAATAATTTTTCTTTTATTTTTATATTTTTTTCATAAAACACTTCTTCGATACTTTGAATTTGTTGATTAATCTTTTTATTTTTTTCTTCAGATTCTTTATATTGATCTGATACATCTAAGAAATTTTGAATACTCTTCCAATTTAGACCTTTATTTAATTCTTCTTTTAAATCTTGAATTATACTTTCATAATTTGTATATTTTGGAAATTTAATTATAATTTGATCACCACATTTATTATCACCATTTGATCCACAAGATAATATAATCTGTTCGTAATCTTCTTTAAATTTTTTGTTTGATTCACATTCTTTACATGATATAAATTTATCTCCGTTTAATAGGAATTTAACTTTTTCATCATAATAAATTCCTAACTTTTCAAAATATTTATCCATTTAATATAATTAGTTATAAAAAAAAGAAATTTATTTACTTCAAATTAATATTATGGAAAAAATGAATTACCTTCTGATTATATTCTTTCTTTTTATTCTCTTTTTCTTTTTTTCTATTGAACAATAAGTAAAATCCTATTATTAATAAAGATAATGATAAAATATTAAGAATTATCTTTTTACTATTTATTTCTTTTCTTGGTATTACTTTTATTTCTTTCAATTGTTTTTTTTTAAAGAAAACATCATAATTAACTAAATTGGGTTTCATAAATAATATTTATTTTATTTTTTTAAACAAAATCATCCTCTTTTACTGTAAAATATACATAAATAAGTAAACCAATTGCTAATGATACTAACCAAAGTGGTGTAATAGTTTTTTCTTGACCGGTTCCAAATGGTTTTATCCCCCCTTCTTCAGTAAACATTGATTTATGTTTTTGTTGATATAATATTATTATTGTAAGGGTAAATAGGATAATTACAATCTGTAACTTTTTATCAACTTCAAATAACATTTATATAGATTGTAGATATTTTTATTCATTGTTTTCAACAAAAATCCAATCATTGACTTCTAGATTATTTAATTGAATAAATGTAAGTTTATTTGAATGGGATAATAAAAATCTATCATAATCATCAATAAATTTAATCAATCCTCCTAGAACAACTTTAATATAATTACTTAATTTTTTTTGTTTATTATTATTTCGAATATCAATTTCTTTGGAACGATAATTGATTAAGAAAATTAGTTCATTAAATTCAATTAAGTTATCCTTCTTTTCTTGTATTATTTTATCAATTATATCATAGACAATTTTTCTTCCATTTTCTTCGGAAATATTCCATTTGTAATTTTTATGCCCCATTTTATTATTGAATAATATTTTCAATAAAATAGATTATTTTTCATAAAAAAATAATTACAAAATACTTTTAAAATAATATATAATATTATATATATATTCAAATGGAAGAAATAGTTAATAATCCTTTAGTCAAAACATTATCTAATACTCCAATTATAGAAAACATTGCGAAAAAAACTAATAAAAAAGGTCCCATAATTGTACTTGTTTTTTGTCTATTATGTTGTATTAGTTTTGTTATAGGTGTTGTAATGCGTATGAATCGTAAATGTAAAGTAAATGAACATGTTTCTGATGGAGATTGTGTAACTTGTCCAAGAGGTACTATCAGGGTAGCGGGGGATAAAGTAAGTGATGGAGATACAACCTGTGAACCTCTTGTAAAAAATAGTGATGGTTCCGGTACTTGTAATAATAATTTTTATTCAGATGGTACTTCTTGTATCGCTTGTCCAGATAACTCAAAATCATCTAGTATTTTACTTAGTGATAGCACATCAAGTTGTACTTGTAATGATGATTTTTATCCAGATGGTAATACTTCTTGTACAGCTTGTCCGGCAAACTCATCATTAATAAATGATCAAACAATAGGTGAGAGCCCTGCCGCGGGGATGCCGTGTATTTGTGATGACAATCACCGATGGGATGAATCAAGTCAATCTTGCGAAAGTTGCCCAGATAACTCAACATCAACTTCATTAGGGGAGGGAGATACTCATTGTACTTGTGATGATAATTATGTCTGGGATGAATCATCTAATTCTTGTATACCTTGTCCAGAAAACTCAACATCAAGTGGTGCTCAGGCTCCAGCGTACACTGGTAGCGAGTACCAATACCGTGATAAATGTACTTGTAATGATAATCATTATTGGAATGGATATAATTGTACAATGTGTCCTAATGGATTTGATAGTGAAGGAAATCCAGCGGTAGGCGAAGCAGTTGATCCAGAAGATCTCGACCCGACCACGAATCAATATTCTTGTATTTTTTCACCTAGACCCGAAGGAGCAACCTGTACTAGTAGAGATATTTGTATTGAAGATCATGAATGTGTTGATGGTACTTGTGTATTAGTTCCAATTACTTCTGCAGACTGCGTAGTATTACAGAATGAAAGGCTCCAGCCAGCACAAGGTGATGAACTATCACAATGCGTTTGTAAAACAGGGTATATTCGTGATATTGACGGCGCCACGGCCGAGGCCATGAACTGTACATTATGTGAAGATAATTTCTATTCTGATGGATCATCCTGTTTATCCTGTCCAGCAAATTCAACATCAACTGGTATTTCCGCAGACTCAGGTACTCCGTGTACTTGTGATGATAATCATTATTGGGATGGTACTGAATGTACTATATGTCCAAATGGATTTGATAGTTCAGGTCTATTAACAAGTGGTCCTGGACTTACACCAGTGGGAGCACAAGATAGTTCTGTCCCTAACTCGTGTTTTCAGTCTCTCCGTGAAGGAGGGGCTGAATGTACATATAGAGATATATGTATTGATGGTTATGAATGTAATAATGGTGGTCAAGACCTGGAAACTGTTCCAGGTATATGTACATTAATCCCTATTACCCCAGAAGATTGTGTAATAGATCCAATAAATAACTTACACGAAGTATTTGATGAAACCGCAGATCCTCCAGCCTGTAAATGTGAAGAAGGTTATATTCGTGATAGTGTTTCAGGAAACTGTATATTATGTGCCGAAGATTGGAAAGCATCCAATAGAAATAATACTCATTATGTTTGCTTTCCTTGTAATTCAGGAGAAGTAAAAGAAGCAGGTGACAATATTATGACAGCGGAAACAAATAGTTCATGTACACGTATACAAAGGTGTTATGAGGGACAACACGTTGTAGATAGTACTTGTGAAGATTGTGATATTGGACTTACTAGAGCAGCGGGGGATAGAGTAGATGGTGGTGATACTGACTGTGTTGAACTTGCTTCAGGATATTATTGGGGGGACACAGGGAATCCGGTACCTTGTGGTACTCCGGCTGACACACGCGCAACAGATTATAGTTGTAGTCAAGGCGAGGATGGTCAAGTCATTATATCTATTAACGAATGCGAACCTGGATATTATTCAGATCCAAATGATAATTTCCAATCTTGTACTCAGTGTGATGAACCAGGTAGTTTCTTTGAAAATATTGCTCAAGATAATGATCTAGTAAATGGTGTAATTGTTGGTAGTAATACTAAATGTAATGTATGTTCAAATACAGGGACTTGTCGGATTCCTAAATGTAAGGATGGAACTTATTGGGATGAGACTGAATCAAGGTGTTTAAATTGTACTGCTATTACAAGTGCAAATGAAGCCGCATTACCTGTTTGTGAATTTAGACAAATTTCTAATTTCTTATCAAATAGTAATTCAGTATATGAAACAGATCAAGGTAATTGGTTAACTAAGGGTAATACTGGTATGGCTCTTGAATGTAACCTTAGACCATTGACTAATGTAGAACCGGAATATTTTAGTGCGGGAGCCCCAATTATACCTACATCAAAAGCAGTATTTGATAGATTAAAATCAGACCCCAACAGTGCTTGTTATAATGTAGTTACTGGTTCTGGAGCTGAACTTACAGACCTTCAGAATCAAGGTATTTTTAATAATTTAGAAACTGGTGATGAAAGCTTATCTACTTATCAAACAAATCAAAAGGAATGTCGTATTGAAATATATAATGAATTGTTACAAAAAGAAGCAGTTAAAGCTCAATGGATTACATCAAAAGAAATAAATGATAATATAACTATTCAAGACCCTACACGATATGAATGTGGATTCCCGTGTGGAATAGATGAATCTCAAGGTACTGGAGCAACATATCTAAAAAAACAAGGTGGAAAATCAATATGTGAACCATGCACCAATATGGAAGAATATGATATATTAGATAAATCAGGATTTGTTGATATGGATCTAACTACTTGTCACAGGGGTTGGATTGAAAATAAATACTGTAAACCAAGTTATGTCCACGTTGAAGGTAGTATTTATGATGGTGATCCCACACACGATCAATGTATTAGTTGTATTGGGGAAAATACTTTAAGTGATCTACATATTTCAGGGCGCGTTCCAGAGCAGCAGAGCGGATCAACAGTGACCGCTGTCGTCGGAGGCGAAGAACTCCCAGATGACACATTACCTTTATATAAATGTACTGATCCTAACCTTAATAGTGAGGGTGTTTCCGAAGACCTTACGATATACTCTTGTATTCCAAATTATAAAGTAAAGGTTAATGATAGTGGAGCAGATACTTGTGAATGGTGTATGGGTAGATGGACATCTGAACCATCCGCCGGGGGGGTAAATAAAATATTTACTATAGCAGATGAAAATGATACTAATGAAACAGTACCTTGCCCATACGATTGGGATTTTACAACTGATTCAAAAACCTATTCTGAATCTTGGATAGGACAAGAAACATTAAAAAATAAAATTAATATTAGTGATACCCATAAAGCACTTGTTTCTAATGATGATTATCATGATGATATTTTAGATAGTTTCATCCGTTATGATGGACAATCCGCAATATTAGGGAGCTATGGTACAGAAAGAGGAACTGGTTACCCGGGTATGAAGGTTCAATTAAATAGTGCGCAACACGAACGTTGTAGAAAAGAGGATGGATGTGATGGAGGAGATGGGGCAGATTATGGAAATGTAAATAATCAATATCCAGTTTTTGACTTAATGAAAGGTAATGCTCTCGGTACAACAGGGAATTTTACAAATAAAATCTTACAGAATGATGTTTCACCGAAGTGGCCTTGTCCACGTTGTCAAGATCAAGTTCCATCTGCAAAACTATATCATAATACACTTTGGGAAGAGGGTAAAGAAAATGATTCAGATTGGGACCGTCCAGGTATATGTTCAACAATCTCTGAGGGACATCAACACGGCAGAGAATGGAATTACAATATAACAGATGATGAGGAGAATAAACGTTATATTAATTATCACTCCCCTGCCCCGACTGTTGGTTCTTTTAATTCAGGCTTCAATTACGAAGGTAATTCGAAGTGGACAGAGGTCGGCGCCACAAATAGTACTGTCGATCCCGAGAACTCAGTTGCGAATGGAAAACCTAACCGTAATTTATTTGAACAGACTTATGAATCAAATAAATTCCCCATGTACGGTCCAGATGGGGACGAGCCAGGTAATAATGATTTTGATAATTGGGAGCCAGGACTCGGCTGGACAGCCGTCAATAAGTACTTTTGGACATATCCAGAAGGAGAAGTTTCTTCCGGGTACACACAAACAGATGATTCACCCGCGGGAACAAGTGGTTATGTAAGCTGTGCTAGTGGACAATGTCATGACTATTTTATGGAGGGAGATGATTGTGGAAAAGATGAAGCGAATCGCGGAACAAGTGCTTGTATGGATACACAAACCATGCCAGGTGGATTGAGTCAGGATTATGATGGTAGCTTTACACAGGGTGAAGATGGTCGTGTTTTTTCAAGGCTTCTTCACGGAGAATGGTTAGGGGTAAATCCAACCGGGGATCCTCCCAGCAAAACTCAATCAGATATTTACCCTGGAAATTTAAAAGGGCGATGGAGGAAATGTTGGTCAGAATTAGGACATAATGCGCAAGGTTTAGATAAAGATTTTTACCAAGGACGGGCGAACCCCTCTTTTGATGATAATAAGACTGGTCCAGATTCATCAAAACGTTGGAAATCAGTACCAAGTTGTATTACCTTACCGAATGAGGGACGGACAAGAAATCCAGATGATATACTATATGAATGTGCTAAAATGTGTTACGATCGTAGTAATCAGTCCGACGGAGGTAATAAATGTGAAGGATTTGTAGTAACTGTTAAGAATAATGAAACATTATTCCCTCCACCAGGAAGATGTTGTTTAGTTACACGTGAAAATTCAGGAGGAAATTGGACTCCATCAAATGAAAATCTTCCACAGAGTGAACAACAGGGTGATATTCAAACAACCGATGGAAGGCCTGGTATAGATACACAGTTTTGGATACTTGGTAATAAAGATAGTTGTCCAATGGACCCTATCCATAAAAAATTAGACGATTCTATTACATATGATAGTGATTGGTATATTCCAAAAGTAAATCCTCTTGAAGAAGGGGAATCTAGAAAGGCTGTGGGATGTTAAAATATTTAATTTATTTATTTACATATACATATGTTCTGGGGGGTTATCAACCTTTATTTTGGGTATAAGCTCTTCAATAATTACTGGAGTAATATTAAGTGGTAATTTAAAATCTTTGATCTTGAAAGTCATTGATATTTCATCTTTTTCATCGTTTTCACCTTTTTGATTTGATAAATAATAAATATTTATCTTTGAAATGATTGTTTCTAAACATCTTTTTAAGTTTCTTACACCTTCTTCTTTTCCTGTATACTTATCAATTATATATAAGATTGATTCATCGGAAAAGATTAATTCTTCATTTGTAAATAGAAATGTTTCAAGTAATTCGGGTAACAAATAATTACGAGTAATTAGTACCTTATCAGTTGGTTTAAATCCTTTTGTATTAATTACATACATTCGATCTTTTAAGATTCGATCTATTTTTGTTTCATCATTAAATGAGAAGATAAATAATGCTTTTGATAAATCTAAATGTATTCCTGGAAAATAATTATCTTGAAAGAGTGAGTTTTGGGATGGATCAGTTAAATGTGTAAGCAAATGTACTATCTCATCCCCTTTATGGGTATCACTAATCTTATCTAATTCATCAAAATAAATTATTGGATTCATACATTTTGAATCAATCAAAATATCTACAACTCGCCCCCAATGAGACCCTTCATATGTATATGAATGACCATCAAAGAATGAGGAATCTGACGCCCCACCTAATGCAATGAAAGCAAATGGACGATTAATAGCTTTAGCAATTCCTTCTTTAACAAGAGTTGTTTTTCCATTTCCCATAGGTCCTTGAATAGCAAGAACATTTCCATGAGATTGAGGATTCTTAATCCATTTACCAATTACTTGTAGAATATGCATTTTAGCATCCTTATGTCCATAAATAGCATTATCAAGTTGTTTTTGAGTTTTAATTAAATAATTTCTCTTTTCTTCAATTGAATTTTCATTATTAATTGGTAATTCATTCACCTTTCCAAAAGGAATATTAATTAATCCATTTATCCATTTATCCATCTTACAATATTCTCCAGTTGATACATCCATCTCACTTAATTTTTCAATATTACCAATCGCAATAGATTTGGTTTTAATATCCATCTCAGAATTAAGTACTTTAAATTTTAAGGGGACATCTGTATTTCTAAGATTTTTAATTTCATTTAACTCTCTTAAATGTTTTTCCTTTAAATCTTCGCTTTGATTTTGAAAATAACTAAAATCAGGATCTTCTTCTTCAAGTGTATCATCTTCCATTTCAATATATTCTTCATCATATTTATCCATTTCAATATATTCTAATTCATCTTCATCAGTTACAGTTTCTTCATCATATTCTTCATCTTCTTCTTCGTCTTCATCTTCTTCATATATATCTTCGCCGTCAGAATTGATAAGGCTATCTATATCATCGTCACTTGATTCACTGTCATTTTCTTCCTTTTCATATTCCTCATTTATTTTCATTGTAATAGTATCTTTTTTTCTATTTTTCTTTAATAATTTACGACTTTTTTTATTTGGATTGAATAATTGCATTAACATATAAGATAAAAATACTTCAGATAATTTATTATCTTTTTTTATCTTTTTTTTCGTAGGACTATTATGCTTCCTACCACCTCGTAACCGTTTCAACTCTTTCTGAAACATATCATTATCAAAGTCGCTATTACATTCATAATCAATTAACCCTTGTATATTTCCTTTATCATCAAGTTCATCATCATCAAATGGTTTAATTTCTTCTAATTCTAATAATTTTCCTTTTGAACGAGTAATCATTGAATGTTCTGATTCCATATTTGTATTTATTTCCTATAAATTTCTTAAATAAAAAATTTTCAAATTTATTAAATTAAATTAAATTAATTTTAAATTTGAAAAGATTTAAAAAAAAAATTAATAGTAATATATAACATGAATGAAGATTATATTGAACCTGAAACAGCTAATGTTACAGGACTACAATTTAGTATAATGTCCCCAAAAGAAATAAGGGAACGGTCCGTAGTTGAAATTACGAAACATGAAACATTTGATAAAGATACACCCGTTATTAAAGGTTTATTTGATATAAGGATGGGTTCAACAGAAATGGGGAAAATATGTGGTACTTGCGGACAAAATAATATTAATTGTCCAGGCCATTTTGGTCATATTGAATTAGCCAGACCAATGTATCATTACCAATTTATGAATATGATACAAAAAATTTTAAGATGTACTTGTATTCAATGCTCTAAATTATTGATAAATAAATCATCCGCACAAATTAAAAATATTATGAAAAAATCAAATAAAAATAGATGGAATGAAATATATAATTTATCTCAAAAAATAGTAAGGTGTGGTCAAGAATCCGAAGATGGTTGTGGAGCAAAGCAACCAGATAGACTTAAAGTTGATGGTGTAGATGGTATTATAGCAATATGGAATAAATTAGATACCGAAAATAAAGAAATTAAAAGTCAGAAACTATCAATTGAAACTGTAAAAGAAATTTTTGAAAGAATGACTGATGAAGATATTAATATCCTTGGATTCTCTGACTTATGGTGTCGTCCAGAATGGATGATATGTACAGTCTTTCCTATTCCTCCACCGTCAGTTAGACCTTCTGTTAAACAAGATGATTCGCAAAGAATGGATGATGATTTAACACATAAATTATGTGATATTATAAAATGTAATACTACACTAAAGAAAAAAATAGAAAATAAAAGTAGAATAGAAACAATTGATGATTGGTCAAAAGTATTACAATATCATATTGCTACACTTGTTGATAATGAATTACCAAATGTAGCACAATCAGTACATCGTTCAGGTAGACCTCTTAAAGCAATCAGACAACGTCTCAAAGGGAAAGATGGAAGGATTCGTAATAATTTGATGGGAAAACGTGTTGACTTCTCGGGAAGAAGTGTAATTACACCTGATCCAAATATTGAATTAGATGAACTTGGTGTTCCATTTACAATCGCTAAGAATCTAACTTATCCAGAAATTGTTAATAAATATAATGAAGAAAAACTTAATGAATTATTAAGTAATGGATATGATAAATATCCGGGTATTAAGTCAATTATTCAAAATGGTACCACAAAAACAATTACAAAAAATAATATTATGAGTATTGAACTTAATCATGGAGATATTGTCCATAGACATCTACTTGATGGTGATTATGTATTATTTAATCGTCAACCATCTCTTCATAAAATGAGTATGATGGGTCATAGAATTAGAGTAATGAAAGGGAATACTTTTAGACTGAATGTAAGTGTTACTCCGCCATACAATGCTGATTTTGATGGTGATGAAATGAATATGCACGCACCTCAATCCATTGCCACTGTTTCGGAATTAATGAATATAGCATCAGTAAAATATCAAATCATCTCTCCAAGGGAAAATAAACCAATTATTACCATTGTTCAAGATACATTACTTGGTATTAATAAATTAACAAAAGGAGAAATTATATCACATACACCTTTCTCAGTTGATTCTTATTATTTCTCAAATAATACAAATATCTACCCAATTCAAAAAACCAGTCAAACAAATGATATAACAAATACAATTGTAGAAACTACATATTTTAATCGCTCTCAAGTAATGAATCTATTAAGTACATTAAGTACATTTGATGGAACTATCCCGAAACCAACTATGAAGATTAACCTTGGTGGAGAAGATATTCCATATTGGTCAGGGAAGAATATTTTATCTTATATTATCCCCAAAAATATAAACCTTACAATGACAAATGATTCATATGACACCCTTAAAGAAGATGCGATTAATAAAGTTATTATTGAGAATGGAGAAATAAAATCAGGTGGTCTTGATAAAAGTATATTTACAAAGACATCAAAAGGATTAATCCATACTATTTACAATGATTTAGGGCCTGAAAGGACAAAAGATTTTATTGATGATCTACAGAAAATTACTTCATACTTCCTTCTAATTGAAGGATTTAGTGTTGGAATTGGTGATATGGTAGCAAATGAAAAAACATACAAAAAAATATCAATGATTATTAAAGAAAATAAAGTCAAGATAGATAATATTATGCAAGAAATTCATTTGAATGTTTTTGAAAACTTTTCCGGTCAAACAAATAAAGAATACTTTGAAGGAAAAGTTAATGGAATCTTAAATGATACCCTTCGTCAAACAGGAAATATTGGACTTGAAAATCTTGATCAAAAAAATAGAGTAACAAATATGGTAAATTGTGGATCAAAAGGAAAATCTACCAATGTAGCTCAAATTGTTGCGTGTCTTGGTCAACAAAATGTAGATGGAAAGCGTATTCCATATGGATATATTGATAGAACTCTCCCTCATTATAATAAATATGATGATTCATCAGAAGCTAGAGGTTTTGTTGAAAATTCATTTATATCAGGTCAAACTCCACAAGAATACTTCTTTCATGCGATGGGTGGTCGTGAAGGTCTTATTGATACAGCGGTTAAAACATCAGAAACAGGTTATATCCAAAGGAAATTAATGAAGTCAATGGAAGATTTAAGGGTAGAATATGATTATACTGTTCGTAATAGTTCAGGTTGTATTATTCAATATGTATATGGAGGGGATGGAATGGATGCTTGCTCCGTTGAAGCACAAACATTCAATATTATGAAATTAGATACAGATGGAATAGCAAAAGATTATCTATTCAATCAATCAACTCAATGGAATAAAATATTTACAAATGAAATAGTAGAAGAAATACTAAGTAATGGTGATTATCTTAAAATATTTGAAGATTCATTCTATAAAATCCTTGAATATAAAGAATATATCTTTAAAGAATTAAAAAATAATACTCTTGACGATACAATTAATTATCCAATCCATTTTAAAAGATTATTAAGGAATGTATGTTTGATGGAAAAAAAATTATCTAATATTTCACCAATTGAAATTCTAAAATTAAATAATGAATTAAAAGATAAATTGAAAGTAAATGAAAACTTTGAAAATAATAAAGTAATTCATATATTGATTGATATTTACTTACACCCCAAAAACTTAACTAAAAACTTCAAAATTCAAAAAGAAGAATATGAAAAAATTATAGTTACTGTTGAATATCTATTTGAAAGATCAAGGATTAATCCAGGTGAAATGGTTGGAGCTGTTGCCGCTCAAAGTATCGGGGAACCAGCAACACAAATGACCTTAAATACATTCCATTATGCTGGTGTCAGTGCCAAATCAAATGTAATTCGAGGTATTCCAAGATTAAGGGAATTGTTAGGTGTTACAAAAAATCTTAAATCACCATCAACAACAATCTACCTTAAAGATGAATTCCAAAAATATCAAAATAAATCACAATATGTAAAGAATAAATTAGAATATACGGTAATTAAAGATGTAGTTACAAAATGCCAAATATATTATGATCCTAAAAATACTGTTTATGAAACAGATGTTGAAGATGATAAAGGAATGTTAGAAATTTATAAAGAATTTCTAAATATGAAGAATGGTGATGACTATGAATATGAAGAAACATCGCCATGGGTTATTCGTTTCACTTTCAATAAAGAATTAATGATGGAAAATGGTATTGTAATGGAAGATATTTATTTATCACTGATTAACTATGATAATGAAAAATTAAATTTCATTTATTCTGATGATAATTCAAAAGAACTTATTGGAAGGGTGTCAATTAAAGCAAATATTAAAGGTGTCTCTGATCCAGAATTAAATGGTATATCAGATCAAACAAATGTTATCTCAATTTTCCTCAATATTCAAGAAGATATACTAAATAATGTTGTAATTAAAGGTGTCAAAGGAATTACAAATGTAGTAATGGGGGAAAAACAAATCTATAAAAATGTTGAAAATGAAATTAAATCAGAAAAAGTATGGGTCCTTGAAACAGACGGTACAAATATTCTAAATGTTTTCAACTCGAAATATGTTGATTTTATTAATACATATTCAAATGATATCCTTGAAATTAATGAAGTCCTAGGTATTGAAGCAGCACGTAACCTATTAATTGAAGAAATTACAAGTGTAATGAGTGATGCTTCCTATATAAATAACCGCCATATTGATCTACTATGTGATATTATGACAAATAGAGGTTATCTAACAACAATTAATCGTCAAGGTATTAATCGAGGAGATACAGGCCCGCTAGCAAAATGCTCATTTGAAGATACGACAGATCAATTAATCAAAGCAGGTATATTTGGAGAAAAAGATAAATTAAATGGTGTTTCAAGTAATATCATGATGGGTCAAACAATTAGAGCTGGTACAGGAATGTGTGATATTTTACTTGATGAAGAAAAACTAATTCAAGAAATGAAAAATATTAATCTTACAACAGATGACTTCATAAATGTTACAGATAAAAATATTAATAATTTATTAAATACAGAAGATGAAGGAAGTGAAGATGAATACTGTAATGATGAAGACTTTAATCTATCAGGCTCTTAATTAAAACAATTATTTACCATATTTAACTGGTTTTCATATATATTTTTTTCTTCATCAATCCTCTTACATAACTCATCCTTTTTTTCAAGTGTTAAATCATAATTTAACTGATTACCACCCTTCATTTTTTTAATTGCTCGCTCATATGCAACTCTCTCATCAGGGGTTAAGGAAATATCAAATGATTCATCCGGCTTTTCTTTAAAAATACCCTTAATTTTATCAAATAGATTAGTATCTACATCTAAATCTTCAAGTCTATCTTCATGAAGTGTAATTTTATTATTGATATTATCAATTAACTTTTTTTTATGATTTATTTCGGATAATCTCTTTTTTCGAAAATCCTCATACTTCATTTTAGTTTTTTCTTTTATTAACTTTTTATTTTCTTTAATAAGCTTCTTATCACTTTGGAGTATATGGTCTAAAATACTAATTATTTTATGTCTCTTTTTATTCCCTTCATCATCCCTTCGTAAGATTTCAAGTGAAATATACTTTGAAAATAAATGTTGCCTTGTCTCACAATATATCAAAATCAAAATACGATCTAATTTACTTAAATCAATATCACGTTTTAAAAATCCACGATATTCATCATATAAATATAATATAGATTGAGGGTCACGTTTATCACAGTCCTTATATGTACCAAATGATTTATGAAATAATTGATCAAATAAAGATGGAGGTTGAACCTCAGAACATTCAACTAATCGCGATTTGATCATCTTTTTAAATAATACCATCTCATCTTCATCTTTCAATAAATCTACTATCTTACTTCTTATATCATTAATATCTATCGTAATACCCATATTATTAATCTCTTTATTAACTTCAGACTCAAAATAATTATCATATAAATCGATACCACAACAGATATTAAACCAATTTACATTATAAATCGCAAAGTTATTATTTGAACTTGTCCTTATTCTACGAGATTCTAAATAATCTTCAAACCCTTTTAACTTAATTTGAAGTTGTTTCTCTTTTTCATTTTTTGCGATAAGTTCCTTCTCTTTCTTTATTCTATCATCTTCAATACGTTCTTTATCATTCTGCATTAGATCTTCTACTTCGTCATTTATATTATCTATTTCATCTTCGATCTCTTCAATATATTCATCTTTTTTATCTTCAAGGGAATCTATTTTATCTTCAATTCCGTCTCTTTGTTTATCAATATTATCAACATCATCATTATACTCGCCAACTGGTTTGATTCTATCCCCCCTTTCATACACTTTGTCTCTCACTTGATCTTTTTGATCTTCTTGATCTTCTTGATCTTCTTGACCTTCTTGACCTTCTTGACCTTCTTGACCTTCTTGACCTTCTTGACCTTCTTGACCTTCTTGACCTGCTTGAGCTGATTTATAAATGGATTCTTCATGATCATTATAAGGCTTTCCACTATTTTCTAACCTTATTCTCTCATTATATCTAGCACGTTCTAATTCTATTTCTCGTTCTTTGTCTTGTTCCAATTGTACTCTCCAACTTTCAGGTTCTACAACCTCATCTTTAAAATCTATCAAACCCTCAATGTCAAAATTATCATCACCACCTTTCTGAATAAGCTTTTTTAAACGCGAACTAGTATTACATTCTAATAAATATAAGAAAAGTAATTTTACATTATAATTTTTTTGGTCTTTCATTAATGCATTATCACAACTTAATGTATTATAATCAAATATAATCTCATCCTCTGTTTCAATACCATAAGACTCATAACTAAAAATCTTCTGTATTGTAGGGGACAATTTATATTTAGAGTTATTATTAATTATACTAGCAAGTTCTTGAAAATCAATCATATCTAAATAATGTCCACTATTCCCTTTATAAAGTATCTCAGATGAAGGAAGGTATTTAATTGAAGGTAATGAAAGTAAGATATAAATATTAGAAAGGATTTTACTAATTTCCTTAGGTTTTACCTTTTCACGGGTTTGTTTCTTCTTTTTATGGGTTCTATTCTTACTCTTTTTCTTATTCTTATTCTTATTTTTCTTATTTTTTTTACCTTTATCTTTATTCTTTGTATAGACTTTTTTCTTACCTGCCATAATATATTATATTATAATATATTATTATTAAAATAATATTAAAAAATTATCAAGATAATACAATTTTTATCTTCTTTTTTGTGTTCTTCTCACTGTTCTCTTTTGTACCCTTCTCGCTGTTCTCTTTTGTGCCCTTCTCGCTGTCCTCTTTTGTGCCCTTCTCGCTGTCCTCTTTTGTGTTCTTCTCTTTAATAGTTTTTTACTTTTGGATTTACTTTTGGATTTACTTTTGGATTTACTCAAAGGTAGTGTTAGTGTTTTACTTTTTTGTTGTTTTTTCTTCATTTGTTTCATTTTCTTCTTCATCTTCTTTTTTTGTTTTTTTGTTTTCTTTTTATTTTTAGTTTTCTTTTTTTTATTTTTTTTACCTCCTCCAGTAATTACAGTAGGTTGGTTTGCAATAGGATTCTCTAAATCAAAACCAAATGAGGCCGTTATACTATTCAAATGATTATTAATACATGACATTTATATATTATTCCAATATTTTATTTTTTGATTGTATAATTTCCTTCTTCTATATTATTCTCATTTAAAAAGAGGACCTCCATTTTATTTTTGTATGCCTTCAAATATGCATAACCAAGATTATTAGATAAAAATTCAAGTGAACAATTGTTATCTAAAGTATTTAAATCATTTAGATCATCATATACTTTCCCCCCTGTTCCACAAACTATTAATACAATATTTTGATTATTTAATTTCATATTTATTAATTGTTTATTATGATCATGGCCACACATATAAACATCAAATGGGGCATATGTAAATAATTCAGTTAAAAACTCTTCTAGATCATCGTCAGCATTACCGTGTCCTGCGATACTTCTCCAAGTATGGTGTCCATAAACTATCTTCCAATCAGCATCTGAATTTTTAATCTTATTTCCTATATATTTTAGTTGTTTCTTAATATCTTTATCACTTAAATTAAATGTATTTGTATCAATCACAAAGAAGTCAATTGTAATATTATTATTAATCTTACGGAATGTATAGTAATTATTAGGCATAATCCATTTCATATTCTTTTTTTCAGACCTTCGAGCATAATTTATTTGATAGATTGAATTTCCTTTTCCAGATGAAGTTTGACCATAATCATGATTACCAATACACATATAAAATTTAATATCATTTGAAATACCCCTATATGGTTCTTCAAACTTCTCAATAAATTGAGGGTCATTAATACTTGTACATCCTTCTTCATATATATTATCACCTAAACCACAAATAAATGTATTTTTTTTCTTATTAATATGATCTTTTATTGCATTAGAAACTTCTTTTTGAGATTCTTCGCCACTACCCATATCTCCTAATATATAGAAATCTATCATATATAATATAAAAATAAATAAAATATATGTTTAAATATAATGATATATAAATTAATTCATTTATTTCATGGACTATTTATAGCTCCTCTATTAATAGTACTGGCTTTTTTCATACGATCAAATAAACCAATTGTAAAAGATAATGAAGGTAATGAAATCTATAATAAAAATATGGTTACACTAGTTATAATTGCTTGTATAGTATTTTTAATAAATATATTTAAATTAACATTCCCTAGTAGATTTTGTTAAAAGATATTTCGTTTCTTAATTATTTTTTATATTCTAAATAATAATATTATATCTTATATATATGGGAGAACAATGGTCTTTAATTAATTTTACAGAATTAATGGATTCTATTCTAACTGGTGATCGTTCAATTGATGATCCGATTGATATTTATAATAAGAGGAGGGATACATTAAGTAAAATATCATTTCTAAATCTTCTTCTAAATTATAATAATATTGATAAAGATAATTTACTTGAAGTTTTATATAAAATATTTATTGAATTTCAAAGTAAAATTAATAATTTACAAAGGGAAAATGTCGTACAACAAATGGTTGAACGGATTAATAATGAATGGTTCTATCCAGAAAACTCATTGAATATTAATGATCCATTTTCAAAATCATTCTTTACAAAAAATAACTTAAATAAATTAAAATATGAAAATTCTTGTAAAAAATGTAATAAAATTGAATATCTATGTAAAATAGAAAATAATATGCCCCTTAATCTAACAGAAGGTGATAAACATCCTTTAGAAAATAATTTTATTTCAACAATAGAAGATTGTGAAAATTCAATACAACACCTTCAAAGCAATATACAGAATATTGAACAGATTATTTCCTATCTAAATAATTTTAATTTATCACTATTCATTGATCTATCAATTAAACACAAATCATTATATCTAAAAATAGATCAAACAGATAAAAATTATGAAATACCAGAAAAAATACATAAAATATTTTCTAATTTTATTCATATTCATAATTTATTACATAAACAATTAATACAATATCATCAACATATTAATCAATTATTAGATGATTTAAAGAGGAAATGTAATCATATGAATACATTAAAACAAAATATTCAATCAATTGCATACATTAGTAACGTAAAAGATGAAAAAGATGAAAAAGATGAAAAAGATGAAAAAGAGAAACAAATAATAGATGATGGTCTGGGTCAATTATATGTTGAAAATAACAAAGTCAAAATAAAAGATAATGATGAACAATCATTTGTTTTCTTTTAATAAGAAAAAAATTAATGCCTGATAAATATTAGGGAATTCGTAATCAATAAAACTTTCATTTGTATTGGAACTATAAGGATTTATCCATATTGTTTTCCAACCGAACTCTTTAGCACTTTGTAAGTTTTCTTTCATATCATCGAAAAAATAAATTATATTATTTGTTGATTTATTATCATCTTTTATTATATTATCTACATATTTAAAAGATTTTAATGAAGGTTTCATCTGATATGGTGGATTGATTGGAATATTATCACGAGCAAAGATAATAGAAAAATGATACAATAAATCTAAGTTCTTTAATACATTATATCCATGACCATATGTACCATTTGTATAAATATATAATTTATCACTTTTAAGGGATTCAATTAAGTTTTTTAAAGTATTTCCGGATTCGATATTATAATAATCATTATTATCTTTTGTATGCATAATTATTGTATCATCAATATCAAATACAAATATATTTTTCATTTATAGTTTATTATACATTTTAAAATATATTTTAAAATTAATTAAACTATTAAATTAAATATTATTTAAAAAAATATTGCGTAGAATTATTGTAAATGGTTGAAGAAACAAAAGAAATTCTTTTATCCGAAGAAGAAAAAAGATATGTTATTTTTCCAATCAAGTATCCAGAGGTTTGGAAAATGTATAAAAAAGCAGAAGCAAATTTCTGGACAGCAGAAGAATTAGATCTAACTAAAGATTTAAACGATTTTAATATAAAAATGAATGATGGAGAAAGATATTTTATTGAAAATGTACTCGCATTTTTTGCAGCAAGTGATGGAATTGTCAATGAAAATCTTGTTGAAAGGTTCTGTAATGAAGTTAAAATACTTGAAGCAAAGTTTTTCTATGGATTCCAAATCGCAGTTGAAAATATACACAGTGAAACATACTCGTTATTAATTGATACGTATGTAAAAGATCAGAAGAAAAAGGATAAATTATTTAATGCGATAGATACTATACCAAGTGTTAAGAAAAAAGCAGATTGGGCCCTCAAATGGATCAATGATGATTCGGCGACATTCGGTACACGTGTAATAGCATTCGCAGCTGTCGAAGGTATTTTCTTTTCAGGTTCTTTTTGTTCAATATTTTGGCTGAAGAAAAGAGGATTAATGCCTGGTTTATGTCATAGTAATGAATTAATCAGTAGGGATGAAGGACTACATACAGAATTTGCTGTATTATTGTATTCTATGTTAAAAAATAAACCTTCAAAAGAAATAATCCTTAAAATTATTCAAGAAGCGGTTGAATTAGAAAAAGAATTCATTACAGAATCACTACCGTGTGATCTTATCGGAATGAATAAAGATTTAATGAAACAATATATTGAATATGTGTCAGATAGATTATTATTAATGTTGGGGATTGAAAAGGTTTATAAAGTAGAGAATCCATTTGAATGGATGGAATTAATTGCGGTTCAAGGGAAAACAAATTTCTTTGAGAAACGTGTTGGAGAATACGCAAATATAGCAAACTCTGAAAAGAAAGATAATGTTTTCTCATTAGACTCAGATTTCTAATTATTACGGATAAAACGATCAATATTTGAACGGGATTTACTTGCCGATTTACTCTTTTTAACTTCGCTTAACTTAGCAATTGAATAGGTTTTACCATCATATTTTAAAGGTTTAATTTTCTCAATTAAACATGTTTCGCGGTTATAAATTACATCAGTATTCTTATTTAATTTATTCCCCCGACAAGCATCAAATAAAATCTTTCTTAATTGTTCCTTCGTATCGTCATTTAATTCTTTTTCCTCTTTCTCTTTTTCAATAAATATTTTTAAACGGGCAATCTTCAATCCAGTATCTAACTTATTCCAAGATTGTTTTAATATCTCCTTTTTTTCTAAATTAAGTAATGTCTTCATTGATTCATTTGTTTCTATATTTGTTGTACTTGTTGTAATTGATGATTTATGTATATCTATATCCCGTAATTGAATTGGTTTCTTATATTTTTCATTACTATTACTTTGTTTGATTTTAGATTTTTCTTCATCTGTTAATATATTTTTAAGATCCATCCAGTTATATTATTAAACTAGGCTTGATTCCTTAAATATTATGATATTATTTAAATATTTAATATAATATAATGGATGAATCAATCATTCGAATTAATTCAGTCAAAGGTATTGATTATGTCCGTCCCCCAACATTAGATTTTTTAAAAATTAAAGAAACAAATGATTATACAGAATTTAAAATTATTACCAAAAAAAATGCAAAAGAAAAAAAGAAATCAAAAAAAGGTTGTCCCGAAAATCCATTCACAAATTATTTAGATTCATTTATATTCTGTAAACCAACATTGAATATAAAAATGCCTAAAAAAAATTATATGATTAAAGATGGAAAGAAAAAATTCGCTTATGCGGTTGGGATGTTCCCGAACCCAAAAAATGGAAAACCAGCATACCTTGATGGTTGTATTCTAGCAGCATTGGGTCTAAAGAGACAACAAACAAACGCAGATATAATATGCTTCATTACACACGATATCTCACAAAAAGATAAAGAAAAATTAGAAGTTGTTTTTGATAAAGTAATCTATGTTCCATATATATCTCCATATGATATGGGAGGGGAAGGAGATCTAAAAACAATTATGATTGATAAAGGACTTTTTGATAATTGCCCAAATTATACAAAACAACATCCATATGTTCACGTGTTTTTTAAACTCCATATCTTTAATCCAGATCTATTTCCATATGAAAAAGTATGTTTTGTTGACTCAGATTTAGTTCCTCTTAATTATTATGACTCATTATTTATGTTAGATTGTCCGGCTGGATTTGTTGAATATCGTAAAAAATCGCCATATTTAGAATCGTATCAATGGGATAGATGTGATTATTTAGAACATGGTAAATTAATACCAAAAGAAATTACAGATATTGATAAACCATCGGGTGCTGATGTAAACGCAGGTTTATTACTTATTAAACCAAATAAAAAAGAATATAACGCAATGATAAAAGAATTATCCTCACCATTAAACTCTTGGATGGGTCCAAACAAAAAACATAAAGGTTTCTATTCATTTAATTTTGATAATCCAACTGGAATGGAATTTGTACCTAACTCATACTGTTATCCAGAACAAAACTATCTTACAAAAAGGTATTCAGGGAAATGGACATTTATAGAATTTGCCTTCCAAAGTTGGAGTAGAGACCCATGTAACTCATTTGGAATCCATATGGCCGCGTTTAACCCGAAACCTTGGTTCAAACAACCCATAGGAACATTACTTAAATCAGATGAAAAATTTCAACCTTATCTTAAAGAATGGGATAAAAAAAATATTCGTTTTCCTCTAGCAATAAAAGAAGATTCAAATGAAACATATGAAAATATTTCGTATTCATATGAAATGTTCAATGAAGTAATTATATGGGGAATGGTAAACTATCAGAAATTAATTGATTTCTTTACTCACGAAACACAAATCCATGGTACAAAAGTTTCATTTGACCGTGATATTTTTAAAAAATTATCTCCAAAAGAAAATATACAATACAAATTACTCAAAGATATCAAAAAAGGAAATAAAATATATAAAAAACTCAGTAAATCACAAAAATTAATTACAAACCTTATTAATGATTATGATAATAATATTACAAAAATAAAAGATAACTACCTACAAATATGTAGGGATAAAATTAAAGATGATTTTGGTAACTATGATTATAATTTTAAAATTATTAATTATCCAAACCATACAACAAAGCCAGAAAATGATAAAAATAAATTATTAAAAGAAAATAAATTCCCCTATGGAAAATTTAAAGGGAAACAAATCAAAGATCTAGACAAAGAATACATCAAAAAAGTTATTCAAATGAATGCATATAAAAAAGACCCACTACTTAGAAAAAAAATTATTAAATCTCATAAAAAAACAATACAATCCTTTAAAAAAGGTGGAGGTAAAACGAAAAAAAGAACAAAAAAGAAAGAACATACCCTTCATTATTTCTCGACGGATTGGTGTGGTTATTGTAAATCATTTAACCCTCAGTGGAACTCTCTTGTAGAAAAACTTAAAAATAAAAAAATAACTCTCAATAAAATTATTATTAATGATGAAAATCAACACCTATTAACAAAATTCAATATTCAATCATATCCAACACTATTACTTGAAAAAAATAATAAGAAAATATTTTATAATAATGATGATCGTTCCATCGATAAAATAATATCATTCCTAAAAAAAGAAAAAGCATTCTAATAAGGACTAAATGTTGAACATGTATTACATTTTATTCCAATATTTGTAATATCATTTGATCCACCAAATTGTAGAGGTTTAATATAATGTATCTTATGACTATGAATATCTTTTTGTAAGATAGGATTCTGACAATGTAAACACCGCCATCCTTGTTTCATTGCGAGATTATATTTTAATCCATCCATTTGATTATTTTTATAAATAACTGAATTCACATCATAAAGAGGCTTATCATCAGCATTTTTTACATTTGTCATTAACTTATACATAAATAATTTTTGATAACTCATCAAATAATAAAGTAAAAAAACACAAACAACAAAGGTTGTGAAATATAAATGTGTACGATTTGATAACTTCTCCGGATATCTTTTATATATCTGATAATAAATTGTAATAAGAATACATAAAAATATAATAGTTTTCATTATATATTATATAACAATATAAATGTACTTAGTCTATATTTTAAAATCACAAAACAAATCATATATTGGAATGACAAATGATTTCTTTAAAAGGTGGAAACAACATAATAAATTATTAAAAGGTGGCGCAAAATATACATCAAAATATGATAATTGGACACCAATATGTATCATAGATGGCTTTAAAACAAAATCAGAAGCAATGCAATGCGAATGGAAATTAAAAAGAGTAAGAGGTTATTATAATCGTTTAAAGAACCTTGTATATTTATTACAATCAAAAGATAAATGGACAAAAAAAAGTCCATTCATTGATTCACAAAAACTAACAATATATATTACAAATGAATTTAAATCATTATTTACAATGCCAACAAAAGAATTATATTGGTTCTAATTATCATTTATTCAATATTCAATAAAAAATAACTATTATATATATATATGCCCCAGCCAGCGCAGCGCCAACGTAAACAGCAACAAGCAAAAGAAAACCCTACAGAAAATAAAGAAATACTTCATATATTAAATTTTCCACCACCTCCCCCACCTCTAATTAGAATAGAAGAACAAATTAAAACATTACAATCTCAAATACAAGAAGAACAACAACAAGAGGGGTCACAAAGTAAAATCGATCAGTTAACTAAAAAACTACAATCACTTAAATCATCATTGCCATCGCCATCATTACCATCATTACCATCATTACCATCATTACCAGATATATCATTGTCTGGTAGAGAAGGGAATGAAAGTGCTGCATTGGAGCCAGCATTAGATAAAAGGTTAAGAACAGAAATAAGTAGATACCCAGATTTGATAATCCTAAGGAATGAATTAATGAAACAATTAACACAATTACAAATGGAAGCGCAGCAAGAAGAAGGACAAGTGGAGGCGCCACGAGAAGTAGAACAACGAGAGATTACGCGAGAAGAAGGAGAAGAACAAGCGGAGCAGACAGAAGAGGTGAAATATAATGTAGGTGATACAATATATTACTCTAAGAATGATACATGGTATCCTGGAACTGTCCGTACTGTAGAAGAAAATGGAAATGTAAGGATTGATCTAGAGGAACCTAACATCGGTGTATCAAATCCATTATCACAAGATGATGAAACATTAAAAACAGAAGAAGAATACCTACAAACCCCAGAGGCAATTTCGTCAGAACTCAGTGAGAGAAAGGCTATCGGTGATCCAGGAGATTTTCTACAAAAAGGAGGTGTTAATATTGAGGTTATTCGTAAAAAATTACAACGTATTGATGATTTAATTCAAGAAATTAAATCAAAATCGACAAATAAAGCATTACAAAAGGAAATTCAGAAAAAAAAAGAAGAATCATTAAAAGAACTAAATATATTAAAAATAAAATTAGATCAAATAAGCCCTTTAGAGGAGTTAGAGGATTTAGACCCGGAAAAACAAAGAGAAATGGAAACAATTGAAAAAGAAATTCAAAAATTAACAGGAAGAATACAACTGTTTGATACAGAATATACGAATTTAGAAGAAGACCAAGGTGAAGAAGGTGAAGAAGACCAAGGTGAAGGACAAGTAGAAGGTGAAGGACAAGTAGAAGGTGAAGGACAAGTAGAAGGTGAAGGACAAGTAGAAGGTGAAGGACAAGTAGAAGGTGAAGGACAACCCTCAAGTCCATCGTGGAAACGTTTTCGTTCACTTCTAGGACGAAAATCTCCTTCAAGAAGTAATGAACCAGAAGTTACGCCGTTACGTTCGGAAGCAACATATACAGAAAAAAAATTACATGAGGTTTCTGATCAAATACGTATGCTTATGATAGACAGGGATTGGGGGAAATGTATATCAATAATTAAAAATGCAATCAAAATTAAACCAAGTGAAGAAGAAATGGAAGATCGTGAGGCGAGAGAAATTATTAGTGAACAGAAAAATAATTTATTAGAAGAATTACGTAGATGTAATGAAAAATACATCCGACAAGAAGAAGATAAAAAAAGGGAACAAATAAAAAAACATGAAGAAAATGAAAGGAAGTTTGCAATGAAATATGGACTGGCATTACAGGATCAACAACGTCCGATGCAACAACGTCCGATGCAACAGCCTCAACAACTTCCGAGGCAACAACAACGTCCGATGCAACAACCTCAACAACTTCAACAACCTCAACAACTTCAACAACCTCAACAACGTCCTATGCAACAAGAAAGAATGGAAAAACCAATACAACAAGAAAGAACGCAACAACTGATGTCTACAGAAGAAGAAGATGAAAAGGAAAAAAGTCCTGGTATACTTGGAAAAATTAAATCTATTTTTTCAAAAAAAGAAGAAGAAGAAGAAGAAGAAGATAAAATGGTAGATTCAATTAATAATTATTTAGAATCATCAATAGATACTCCTGAAATTAAAGATATTGATGAAGAAGATATTCAAAAAATAGATAATCTATTAGTAGATCATAAATCATTAGTTGATGGAAATAATCAAATAGAAGGTAAATTTCAAAAATATAAAGAATCTCAAAGAATAAAAGGTTTTAAGGATTCAACACTAATGAAGCAAAAAGAAGAAGAAATTAGAAACCTTACTAATATAGTCTTAAAATTAGAAAAATCCCTTCGTAAATATAAAAAGAATGCGGAAAAAAAGTTTATAGCACAAAATGAGTTACATTCAAAAGAACTTAGAAAAGAACTTAGAGAACAAGATAAAGAAAATCATGAAGTATATGACTATATGAATAAAGTCTTTAATGAAAAAATTAAAAAGGCAAATATAATTATTAAAGGTATTCAAAATGATTCTGATTATGTATTTAATGAAACCCATATGGAAAAAAAGAGTATAAAGAAAAAGAAATCAAAGAAAAAAAGCACAAAAAAGAAAAAAAGCACAAAAAAGAAAAAAAGTATAAGGAAAAAATCAATTCAAAAACGCAAAAAAAAAAGAAAGGCATCGAAAAATAGAAAACGCACAAAAAAGAAAATATAATATAATGATTAGTTTTTTTAAAATTTTTTTTGTATAATAATCATTAAATATGAAAAGGTATTCTAATAATGATCTATTATATAAAGATCCAATACGTTCTGGATATAATACAACCCCTAATACATTAAGTTTTAATCAACCGATTAATAAAATGCAGAAATATAATTTACAACAATTAAATAATCCAAATTTAATTAAGTTTAATAATAATTTTACTCCTCAGGGAAATAACCAACTTGTTCAATTGAATAAAGGAATAGGAAATGATACTCAAATGATACCAGGTAGAAATTTAAGGAATGATCTACTACCAAAAGAGGAAAATAATTCACAAATGATACCTTATGGAAATAATAATTTAATTAATTTTAATAATGAAATTAATAAGTTTAAATATATGTCAGAAGAATTAATGAATAAAGATGAAGAAATTCAAAAATATAAAAATGAATTATATAAATTACAATTATCACTTAATGATATACAAAAAGAACAACAGAGTGCAGTTTCAAGTGAAATAGAAAATAAATTATTAAAATTAAAATTAAATGAACAATACAATATTACAAAAGAAATTACTGAATTAAAACATAAAATAAAAAAGTCAAGAATGGAAACTAAAGACAAAGAAGGCGAAATTAATATGCTAAAAAAAATTATTCATAAACAATATACAGAACTATCAAAAAAAAATAAAAAAAATACATTAGACGAAAGTGAAAGTAGTGGGAGCGAATATAGTGAAAGCGAATATAGTGAAAGTGATTATGAAAGCGAAGAAGAAGAAGAAGTTAAAACTAAACCAGTATATAAGAATAGTATATTGAAAGATATATTAAAGAGACATATTAAAGCTCCAGAAAAAAGGATCGATAAATTATTCTTTGATATGAAGATAACAGAAAAGACAAAAATTACAAAACCATTATTAGTATCTATACTTAACACCTTTAAAAAATAATAAAATATTATATTATAATATATGAAAGAATGGGTATCACCTATACCAATGGAGGTCAACCTTATATGGATAGGGAATCAAGACTATCCTGATTATTTTAAATCATTTCTAAAAACATATGGACAATTTATGCCTGATTTTGATATTAAAATATGGGGTAATAAAGATTTAACACGTAAAAACTTCCCTATTACATATGATTATATTCAAAAAGCTAAGAAATTACACGGTAAACCAATGATAGATGAATATGGAGAAGCAATGTTAAATTTTAAATTAGAACCCTTAAAATACTCAAAATGGGCACAAATAACAGATTTAATGCGCTTAGAAATAATTTATAGTCATGGGGGTTATTATTTTGATACTACTTTTGAGATATTAAGGCCTCTTTATAATTTATTAAATAAAGAGAAAATTAAGTTTGTAGGGTGTAATGAATATCCGCGGTTTAAAAATGCTGATATCTTATCCAATTCATTTTTTGGAGCAACAAAAAAAAATTCAATACTAAAACGATTATTAACAAAAAGAAAATTAAATAATATTAATTTCTATGATATGGCAGTTGATTTTCAAACCGGACCAGGTTATTTAAGATCGGGTATTAATCTAAATGATAATTATTATATATTTCCATCGACTTATTTTTATCCTTTTGTTGAAGAATATTCTCCAGGTCAAGATCCACCCTATCGTAAATCAAGTAAAAATAAATGTCATGGTAAAAAAAAAACTAAAAAAAAGAAACTTCGTCTAAAATCAAAAAAAGGATATATTGAATTTCCCTGTAAAAAATATCCTAAATCATATGCTCTTAAACATTGGCAATTAGGGAAAAGTTGGATGATTACTGAATATTTTGTTCTAGATAATTCAGATAATAGTATAAAAAATTATAAAATTAATTAATACCTAAATTTTCAAAATATTTTCCATCCGAAGTCAATTCAAAGTTTTGATGATCCCATCCCCATTCACAGAACTGTGCTTTGGCGGCCTTTTCGTTATGCGGAGCAGCGCCCGGGAAGTTCCGTCGAGCAGGGTGCATGTCGGCTCCACATTCAGCCTTCGAGGCCTCGGAGCAGACGGAGCCGGGACGACCGCCGCTGAGCTCAGCGGCATTGTCGCTTCTATTAAAGTAGGGTATCTGAGAATATCCCGGGCCACCGCCGAGCTTGTATGGACCCTGTTCGAGCGCCGCGCTGTGGCGGGGGTCAGTGAGCGGTTTGGGGCTCTGTGGTGGGAGGCGAAGAAGGGCGCCTGCTTGACACCATCCCTTTGCCAAAGATTTTACGCTTGTAGGACTATCACGCCAACCGGTCCCAGGATCGACGAGGGAAAGTCGGGGCAAACCATATGACGCGAAAGAACTGTACCAGGCCGAAGTCCTACCTTTATATTCCTTCATGCTGGTATCATCACTTACACAATGGCAAGATTTTCCTTCGCCATCAGCACCTTCGTTTGTTCCACCGTTGCGTAATACATTGACCCCTACCCCATTCGTACCATCAGTCCAATGTTCTTCTTGTTGATCGTAAAAGTTTTCTACCCATTTCTTTTTCGCAGCATTATACCTACGTAGCTCGGCCCTTTTCTGGCGCGCGACCCTCTGATTGCGATACCGACATCGACGGCCACGTCTCCCCCGATGACATCTCCGAGGTCTTCGGTTATCGATACTTCCTTTTCCCCCTCTAAGTGGTACTGTCTTTCCCCGACCTAAAGTAACATAGTTCCCGGTGCGACCGGTTGTAGGATCTATCTCGTCGACTGTCTTCACCGTACTAGGATTGGGTTCGGCGTGTGCTGTAAGCCCTAGTTTCCCCAACTTCCTTCCTCGGTTGTCGGTTCCAGTAGGGTCCATAACAGGGCGACACCTTAACAACGCCTTTCCTGTACTACGCTGGTGATAATGGTCTAATTGCAATCCATTGTCTTGGTGACATTTACACTCACCAATACCTTTACCATCGTGTGTAGGTTTACCGTTTTTAGCCATATCATACCTATCTTGCCACCGTGGAACCCCCCACCAACTTAATCTTCGCCGATTTGCAGACGACCTCGGATTATCACTATGAAACTGTGCCCACCATCCGCTAGCATTATCCCCACCGACCCTCTGTTTATTGTATGGGTCATCAAACCATTCGTCATCTATTAACTGGGGACCGCATACTTTAACACCACTCTGTTCGATTTCTGCCCTTTGATCTTCCGCATAGTCTCGATCCATCTGGTCATACTGATCCTGTCCTTCAACAAGGACCCTCTTATCCACCACTACACGTTTGTATACTAAAAATAACAACACCAAAACAAAAAATAGCAATACTTGATCCTTCTTGTTCATTCTTTATTATATTATATTATAATAATTTAGTTTTTATTTCAGGGAGTATTGATTGAATATTTATTACACTACAATCTAGAACTTCTTGTTTTTTTTTATTTTTATGATAAAGTATATTAGACTCTATCTTATATTCATTATCAGCCTTTTTAAAAGATTGTTGTATTTTTAACATAGATGGTTTATTAGATGTTGAAATAATGAAACCTCTATTTAATGGAGGATAATGTACACATCCTGTTAAGTGTGTCCTCATATTTGTAACTGGACACCTTTCGTGACCTTTTTTAATATTATTACTAATTGATCTATTGCTACTATATTCTTCAATAATATTCTTTTGTTCTTTATGAAGGTTAATTTTATCATTTTTGTTTTGATTAATAAATAAGAAGTAAAATATTAATACTATTAATAATACAATAATACTTAGTTTAATATCTTTAATATCCATTATATTATTACTATTTATTATTTATTATTTATATACTAAAAAAATACTATTAATATCAATATCTTGAATAATAAAAATCTTTTTATCTTCGTGTTCTCCCTTTATTTGAGTCCAAATATCTTCTTTAATTAATTCTATAATTAATTCTTCATTCATAAAAAATACCTCCATATTATTATTCTTTCTGTCACATTTGAATCCTAATGCTCCAGTTTCTTCTTTATGTTCATCATATATTCTTAATAATTGATCTATATTTGGTTGTATAAAATCATTAATATATTCTGGGAGACTATCTGCACCTTGGATTTCCTCCATATTTATGTAAGGGTTATTTTTATTTAATTTTTTTAAAACGCTCTAGTTCTTTATGATAATTACTATTTCCTCTATTACTTTGTGTATAAATTAATTTCAAAATATGCCGTTCTCCATCAATTGTAGGTGAAACATGATGTTTGTATCCTTTTGCTTTAACAAGTAATAATGAATTCGGTTCTGTCCATTGTGTATGTAACCTTCCATCAAAATCTATCCATTCAGTAAAACTATTCGATTCATTATTGATTGTATATACAGCTTCATATTGAGGTTTATCATAAAGAAGTGTATCTATATGCCAATCCATACCATTTGAATCTTCTGAATAAATACGATGTTCAATGGGGAAATTAGACTTAAATACCTTTTTTTTTAAAATTTTATTTATTCTTCTTATCTTTTGAGGAGAATAAAAAATTTTACTAATTGTAGGGTTATTTAATGGTTTAATATACCTAAACTTTTCAAATATAAAACCTTCCTTATCCGTATTTAATTGTTTTATATAATTATGTTCTTTTTTAGTAAGGAAATCTGGTATATAAATTACATTATTCCTAGTTATATACTGGAATGATATTTTATATAATATAAATATTATTATTGTTATTAAGAATATATTCTGTTTGTTGTATTTCATATATAATATATTATTTATTATTTTTCAGTAATAGATCTTATAAGGGTGGATTGGAATTCTTCTTCTTCATCTTGTATCTCCCTCATTATTCTATTAAGAGGCGATAATACACGGTCAATAACTTCATCAAAACGATTTGTACTTTCTGTAATATCTTGGACCCCGTCTATATTTAAACCAGCTACCTGTTCTGGTGTTAAAGTAGTTACTGAAGTCGGGATTAATGAATGGGGTAGTTCTATTTGTTGCATAAATATATTTGAATCACTTATTATTTCAGATTCTGGTTCTGGTTCTGGTTCTGGTTCTGGTTCTGGTTCTGGTTCTGGTTCTGGTTCTGGTTCTGGTTCTGGTTCTGGTTCTGGTTCTGGTTCTGGTTCTGGTTCTGGTTCTGGTTCAGTTGGAAATTCAGTACGACATATAGGACAAGTATTATTATTTTTAAACCAAGGCAATATTCCTTCGCATTCTTCTTTCTTATCCCCTCTATGGAAGTAGTGTGAACCGTCATTACAAGGTAATTTTATAACAAAATCGCCCTTATTAAAGTTATCTTGACAGATTGCACAAGATAATTTTAATTCATCGTCGGTATTAATTTCAATCATTTCTAATTTACTTTTAAAATCTTCAGATAAAGGTGATATTATTTCTTTTATTTCATTTAATTCATCTAATGATTCCTCAAATATATTTTCAACCCGGGGTATTATGATTACACGGTTATTTAGTATCTCTTCAAGTAGGCGTTCCATTGTCATTTCGGGCGCCGGGAATCGAGTAGCCATGTTCTATTATATCTATATTATATTTTTCTTTTATTATTTTCTTTAAATCCTTAATTATTTCTTGCTTTTCTTTATTATATAATGATACGAAATTATTATATACTTTGTTTGAAATATTTACTTGTTCATAATAGATACCTTTCTCCATATGTATTACAAATTTATTCTATTGAATGAATCAAATTTTAATATTGTTTAATAATAAATGAAGTTATCATATGAAGAAAACCTTAAAAAAGATGCTGAATGTAATTATATAGATTTTGATAAGTTAAATGCGCACCATATTTTACGATCATGTATTAATAATCCAAAGGAATCTAATCCTGTAAAAAATAAAGGGTCTATCAATATGAGTATTCAAGAAGGGTTTTCATCAGATAATGCATCAAATGGGGGCGGGGTTTCATATATACCCAACGGTAGTTGTCACGATGGATATGAAAAAGATGAAAAAGGAGAATGTATTCAAAAATGGAGGGGTCGTCATAGAGATGGAAACTGGCAAAGAGGACATTTTGTTGATACAATTCACGATAGTAAAGATAATTATAAGGTATGTGGTGAAAATGGATTTTTAGGATTAGATAATGGATATATAAAATGTGGAGAAGGTAAAGAGGAAGAAAGGGAAATTATAGGTTTTGAAAATGGTACAATATTTAGTAATAATCATTCTGACTTTTAGATCAGAGTTGATAAACATTTATTAATATAATATATAGGGAAATAACACTGATATATATTACTATTTAAATAAACATTTATAGGATTTAGCCTCGAATCGCTTGTCCACCCCACATCATTAATATAATTTATTAATTTTTGTTCATCTTCATTTAATATTTCTAATTCATCAGTACAATTATTATATAATTTACGATAATAGAATATTTCAGATGTAATTTCATTAAAATGATAGAATGAATATATTAAATAGAGTAAATTAAGGAATATAATTAATTTAAAATAAGCATTCTTTTGACGTAATTCTCTAATTATATTTAACATATTGTTATTTGTGGCCTGATTATTATTATTATTAACAATTACCTTAACTATATAATGGGTTGATTCATTATTAACATATTCTTTAATATCAGCCCTACATATCGGACAAATTATTATATTATTGCTATGTAAAAATCTCCTCATACAACTTTTACAAAATGAATGCTCACAATTTGTAATACATAAATCATTATCACTGATACTTTGTAAACAAATAGGACAACTATTTAAACTTACTTCATTTTCAGGTTCCATATTTACTTTATATATTATTTTGTTTCTAATTTTCTTTAAACATTATTCTATCTGAAATCTTCATATTATGTAAACGTATTGATCCACTATTCATTTCTAATACATATTTTGATTTTTTATTAATACTAATTGGTATTAATGATAATGGTACTGTATCTTCAACATAACCTACAATTACCATGTTATGGTCTAGGAATATAACATCTAATGGTATATATGTATTTTTCATCCACATACTATTATTTTGGTAATGCATTTTGAATAACATACCTTCATTATATCTTAATTTATTCCTTCTGAACATTAAACCCCGTTTTATTTCATTATTATTTTTAGATACTTTCCCATAAATTTTATGTTTTTTTCTTAAAAAAAATAAAAAATAAATAACCAACAGGATAATTAAATATAAAATATTTTTATTCATCTATATAACTTGTATTAAAATAATTTATGAAAGATCTTCAAGGAATCCACTTTCCTCTTCCTCTTCCCGATGAAACCTTCGATTCGAATAATTACTATAGTTTGCCTTTTCAATGTATTGTTTGACAAGTCCCTTAACTGTATTGAAGCTTTGATCCCTGTCTGATGTATTCATTTCAACAGAAACAAGTACCTTATTCGTTGAAGAATTATTCTCTTCAAAAACCAGGTGTTCAAAACGAAGGAACTTCATCCGAATTTTCCGGTCCTTACAAATATTAATATTCATTTCTTCATCTGTATGGTAGTTATCACAGGTAAGAATATCAGACTTAAGGGAATTAATATTTTGACCACCCTTTCCAATAAACTTAGGGATCATATGTTCCTCCATTGGAGCCTTAAAGACAAACTTAGTATTATACTTTGACCTCCTCTGATTCTTCTTCTTCTTCATAAAGATTTCTTCATGAAACATTGTATTATCCTTGAGTTTTTCCAATACACCATACGAAGGACATCTAAGTACAGCAAGTACGGGTGGATCTTGTGTATCATCTACTTCAATACTACAGTAGATACTATCACTATTTGTATCCTTCTTAGTCTTTCCAATGATATACTTCTTTAGATTACAACCGCCTTTCCCAATAAATCCACCAATATCATCCTTACCAATTGAAAGAGGAATTGTAATACTAACCTGGCTTTTTGATTTAGAATCGTCCTCCGGGACAACACTATCTCCATCATTAGAGACAACATCGTCACCCTTGGAGACTTCGACTTCATCTCCACCCTTAGAGACCTCAACTTCATCGTCACCCTTGGAGACATCGACTTCATCGTCACCCTTGGAGACATCGACTTCATCTCCACCCTTGGAGACCTCGACTTCATCTTCACCTCCACCGCGAAGTCTTAGTACTAGATGGAGAGTAGATTCTTTTTGAATATTATAATCCGCAAGGGTCCTTCCGTCTTCAAGTTGTTTTCCAGCAAAGATCAAGCGTTGTTGATCCGGTGGGATACCTTCTTTATCTTGAATCTTAGCCTTAACGTTTTCAACCGAGTCACTTCCTTCAACCTCAAGAGTGATTGTCTTTCCGGTAAGAGTCTTTACGAAGATCTGCATAATTTCTTTTCTTTCTTTTCTTTCTTTTCTTTCTTTTCTTTCTTTTATGATTATTAATTAATTTTTATTAGGTTTCAAATTTTAGTTATAAAGTTCTTTTATTTCGTTTGTGAAATCAATTGGATTAATATGTGGAGATTCTTTAATCCTATAATTAACATCTTTTATATATCCACACAATGGATCGAAAATCCTTAAAGATACGGGTAAATCTAATAAATACAAATTCCAGAAATTTAGTGAAGATACATTACAATTAATAATTTCGTAGAAATAATCTGGTTCTTCTACAATCATTGCATATTCTTCTAATTTTTCCTCATTATTATGATATTTAATACAAAAATTACATTGACAACCAGGTATCCATTTTTTATTTTCAGGTAAAGTATTAAAATCTAGATGTAAGAAATGGATATTTTGAATAATACATTTCCTATACTCGTTATCAATATACTTTTTATAATCACACCACATAGGCCTTAATTTTCTATTTAATAAATCTTCTTTCCAATACATGTTTAAAGCATGGCGATATATCTTTCTTTGTACTTCTTCAGGTAATTGTATTATCTTTCTCCTTAATTTTGATCTCTTCGAAATCTCTGTACGGAGTTCATATTCTAGTATATTATACCGTTTGTATTTGAAATTATCTATTTCCATTTGCTTTTTAAAAATTTCACCGACATATTCTTCTTTTTTATGAAGTCTTTTAAATCTTCTTATTTTACGTTCCATAGAAAGATTCTTTTTTAATCTTTTAAATAAAAAAATATCATTTATTAAAAACATTATTTGTTGATTTTATATTTTATAAATTGAAGGATAATCCATTTTTCCCGTGGGGATCTTGCTTGATTTAGCATAATTCTTAGCACTTCAGTAGTATAGTATTCCATTTTCTATCATATATTAGTATATACCTTCATTTTATTTATGTTTCAAATTTTAGTTAATGAATTCCGTATCCCCAGTTGGCTCAATTACTAAACACCATTCATATTCTTGTGGAAACCCTTTCCATTCATTATAATTATTATAATCCAGATATATTTCTTCATAAGAATTCGTATTTAGATACAAGATTTTAGAATTTCTACTTGCCCGATAATAATGTAATGTTTCGTTTTCGTGTTCATAATTATATTCTGATAATTCTGCAATACCTTCAATAGATTGAGCATCATATTCTCCCTCATTTTCTTTATATAACTCGATTGCTTTTTCTTTATCTTCTGTTTTGATTTCATGTTCCCTTTGGAAAAGATATGTTCTTTCCCCCAATATTTTAATTTCAAGCATTAATTTTTCTCTTATATCAGTATAGGAATACTGGTTCATATCATTAAGACGATGTTTTTTATTGATAGACCTTGAAATACTCCATTCAGGTCCTCTACCAATTGGAATACGATATCTTAAGAAATCTTCGCAATTTATATCTTTTGAGGAATACAAGTTATTGTAATGTTTGTCCAGCCCCCAGTTCGCAATCCACGCCAGCTCCGGCCACTTCCAGGCCAGCTCCGCTGGATTATTCATACGATTAACTTCCCTTTCCTCAACCAATTTAGGTGGAGAAGTATCTGACCATTTACGTGGTTTGGTTTTTGGTACTGGATATAATGTCCTTAACAATAATAAATTATTATATACAATTCTTATTTTTTTTACTTCTTCTTCTTTACTATATTTAAATATAAGATACAATGTTTTAATGATCTCATTTGGTAGCCCGAACATACTACCTACTTGTAGGAAAACTTTTTTAATTTCTTCATGTCTACTCATAAGATTTTTTGTTTTTTCATTCATTTTTTGAGACATAATCCCTTTATAATTAATGTTAAAAAAAAAGATACAAATACAAAATCAAATTTACAATACAACTAGAAGATATTAACGCGACGTCATTGTTCTGGTAAGCTCTTGTCCTTCAGCATCTAGCATTTCCTTTTTAATCTTTAGGATTACATTACAATCGATATAGTTTTCTTGAATACCCCTTGGTACTTCCGAAACCGTAAATGTGTGGATGTGTGAAAGAACCTGAGTATTCTTAAATGGCGGCTGGATACAATTGATACTTGAAAGTTCCTTATTGTCATAGACTTCATTAATTGCCTGAAGGACTTTTCCCTTATCCGTAGAAACTTCATCATTTTCCTTATTAAATAGCTTATAACCAGGCGCGGGGGCATACCTTACTTCATCTGGAAGAGATGAAATAACGGTTGCAAGGAATTCTCTAATCCCCGTATCAAGTGGAAGCCCCATTTTATTCGCCATATCAATTACATTAGAACCACATCGTGAAATTTCAACATTATCTTCAAGATGCTTTACGGCCATATTGACAGTTGTGATACGGTCTTCAAGGTCCGAAACCTCTTCAGCATTAGAAGGTAGCATTTCATTAAATGTAATTTCTCCCGGACTACTACCATTCTTGACAACCATTAGATGGGATACTTTAGAACTACAGTTTTCTCCCAAGTCCCTACCAGGTTGGCCAAGTGGTTGAACGACTGTATATTGGTCATTATTAAAGATAGGAATATCTACCTCCTCAAAGGTAGACCGGTATAGATGAAGACAGTTAAAACCGTGTTTAACTACTGTCTTAGCCTTTTCCGGATTAAAGAATTGATCAAGGTGATATTCTTCAAACTTTTCGGTAAAGTCAACAGCTTCAGTTGGTACGATACTACGGAATACTTCTGTTTGACTCTTCCCGCTAAACAGACTCTCCCACTTTTCATTATAAGACTTCATATTACTTCTAATAGTTCCTTCGTTGTTAAATGAAAGGGTCATATCTCCGCCATATGAAGGTTGCGATTGCGTAGACCCCATGGAGTTCTTTTTGAGTTCTTTTTGAGTTCTTTTTGAGTTCTTTTTGAGTTCTTTTAAGTTCTTTTAAGTTCTTTTAAGTTCTTTTAAGTTCTTTTAAGTTCTTTTAATTTGTTTGTTTAATTAAACTCATTAGATACTTTTCAAATTTTGATTTAAATGATATTAAAGTATTTAAAAACTTAATACGAATAATAATTATTCCCATATAGTCTAGATGGTTAGGATAGCTGGTTTTCACCCAGCCGACCCGGGTTCGAGTCCCGGTGTGGGAATTCGCCACTATAGCTCAGTTGGTTAGAGCGTCGCACTTGTAATGCGAAGGTCGTGAGTTCAACTCTCATTGGTGGCTTACTCAATATAGCTCAGTTGGCAGAGCAGAGGACTGTAGTTCCTAAGGTCGCTGGTTCGAATCCGGCTATTGAGAATTAATTCTATTATTTTTTATTGGTATTAAAGATTTCTTTAAGTATTACAATACTTCTTTAAGTATTATATTATTTTAGGCTGTCATAGAAAGGAAAATTTAATTTTCTCGATATTTCATGTTTCAAGAACAAAAAAATGTAGTCGTTTAAAAATAATCGGAGTCGTTAACGTCTATTAAAAAAAAAATCGGAAAAATTAATTTTTTTGCGAGTAAAAAAAATCTCCTAAAATTAAAATCTAAAGAAATATTAAATTATTAAAGTAAAAGTACTTTTTATTTTT